CTACATCAACTCTACAAACTCGATTATCAAAAATTCATTGAGTATAATATCAAGGACGTTGAACTTGTAGAAAAGCTCGAAGATAAAATGCGACTCATTGAGTTGGCATTGACTCTTGCATATGATAACAAGGTAAACTATGATGATGTGTTTACTCAGGTGCGCATGTGGGATGCGATCATCTACAATTATTTGAAAAAGAAAAATATTGTCATACCTCAAATGACCAAGGGCGTTAAAAACTCTCAATATGAGGGTGCTTATGTTAAAGATCCAATCCTAGGCATGCATCAGTGGGTTGCTTCGTTTGACTTGAACAGTTTGTATCCTCACTTGATCATGCAGTATAATATCTCAATGGAAACTCTAGTAGATCCCAAAGATTATAATTTTGAGATGAGAGAGTTTTTGATGGCAAGTAAAGTTGATGTAAATAATCTTCTTTATCAAAATATTACAACTGAACCACTCAAACGTTTGGGTGTTACAGTTACACCTAATGGTCAGTTGTTCAGAACGCAAGAGCAAGGCGTTCTTCCTGAGATCATGGACAACATGTATAAGGATCGCACTCGTTATAAGAAGATGGCTCTTGAAGCCAAGAAGAAAATTGAAACAGTGCTTGAAGATAAGAATCAAGTTGAGTATCTAAACAAGCAAGTAGCAAGGTATAACAATCTTCAGCTTGCCAAAAAAGTAACATTGAACTCCGCTTACGGTGCGCTGGGTAATCAATACTTTCGTTTCTATGACACTCGTATCGCTGAGGGCATTACAACTGCAGGTCAGCTATCAATTCGCTGGATTGAAAACAAAGTCAATCATTATATGAATCTTTTGCTAAAAAGTGGGAATGAAGATTATGTGATTGCCTCTGATACCGATTCAATTTATTTGAATATGGGTCCTCTTGTAGATAAATTTATTAAAGATCAATCCGATCCAAAAAAAGTTATTCGTATGATGAATAAGATCTGCGAGGAAAAGATTCAGCCATTTATTGACTCTTCTTATCAAGAACTTGCTGATTATGTGAATGCATTTCAGCAGCGCATGGAGATGAAGCGTGAGTCTCTTGCTGATAAAGCCATTTGGGTTGCGAAGAAAAACTATATTCTGAACGTCTATGACAGTGAAGGTGTTGAGTATGCCAAACCCAAGCTCAAGATGATGGGCATCTCGGCTGTGCGTTCATCAACACCTGCTGCTTGTCGAGTCAAGATTAAAGAAGCAATAGGCATCATTGTAAATGAGAATGAAGCTGCGCTCCATAGATTTATTGAAAAGTTTCGCGGGGAGTTTTACAATCTTCCTGTCGAAGATATATCTTTTCCAAGAAGTGTGAATGGACTAAACGAATATTCTGATAAATCTTCGATCTTTAAAAAAGGAACACCCATTCACGTGAAGGGCGCATTGGTTTACAATCACTTCTTGAAAGAACATAATTTGACTAAAAAATATCAATTGATCCAAGAGGGCGAAAAGATCAAGTTTGTCTATCTAAAACAACCTAATCTGTTTAATAATAACACTCTTGCTTTTTTGTCTGTGATCCCAAAGAAGTTTGGTGCAGAATCATATATAGACTATGATCTTCAGTTTGAAAAGTCTTTTCTTGAACCACTGGATATTATTCTTTCAGCTATAGATTGGAAAACTGAAAAGATAGAAACTCTAGAGGAATTCTTTACTTAAATGGCTTTCTTAGCACTCTTAGCTGGATTGTTGCTTTCTGGCACGGCAGCTTATTATTCTATCATTGGGCTTATAGCAATTTTCCCAGGAGCAGTTTTTGCTATCGCTCTTATGGGTAGTTCGCTTGAGCTTGCTAAACTTGTAGCAGCATCTTGGCTCTATCGTAATTGGGATATCGCACCAAGGTTTATCAAAATTTATTTTATATTTGCTATTATTATTTTGATGGGGATCACATCATTGGGCACATTTGGCTTTTTATCAAAGGTTCACCTAGAAACATCTATAGGAATGGCAGACAACTCAATTGAAATTGCTAGAATTGAGAATCAGATAGTTTCTGAGCAACGACAGCTAGACAATGCCCAGCGTTCCATAGAAACTCTTGATGGTATGCTTTCTATGAACTTTAATGCAGCTGAAACGAATCGGATTAGAAATTCTCAGCGCCAAGAAAGACAAGAATTAAACCAACTCATCAAAGACTCTTCTGCTAGAATTGCTGATCTCAATATGCAGTTAGCTCCGCTGCAAAAAGAGAATATAGAAGTCGAAGCTAAGATCGGACCACTCAAATATATTGCTGAACTCATCTATGGCGACAACGCTAAAGACTATTTTGATGATGCCGTTAGATTTGTTATCATACTCATTGTTCTTGTATTTGATCCATTGGCAGTTCTATTGCTGATAGCTGCGAACGTTTCTTTTATGCATGCAAGAAAAAACAACGAAGAAGAACCTGAAAATAAAAAGGTTGCTCGCAAAGAAAAAAAGAAGTATAATAAACCTACCATGAAAAATGGTATTTACAATTTCATGATGAAAGACGATTTTGGTATACAAACCACAGATAAAGCGGAGTAAATATGAGCCTGTTAGATAAACTCAAGAAAAATTCTACTATCAAGGATACTGCTATTCTTTCTCGTTCAATCTTCTTTGAAGAGAAGGATATGATTCAGACGATGATCCCTGCGGTCAACGTTGCTCTATCAGGTTCTCTTGAAGGTGGTTTCACTCCTGGTCTCACAATGTGGGCTGGTCCGAGTAAGCACTTTAAGACTGCCTTCAGTTTGATTATGGCAAAAGCATATCAAGACAAGTATCCTGATGCTGTAATTCTTTTCTACGATTCCGAGTTCGGTACTCCGCAATCTTATTTCCAAAACTTCGGTATTGATAAGGAGCGTGTTATTCATACTCCTATCACTGATGTTGAGCAATTGAAGTTTGACATCATGAATCAGTTGACTAACATTGAGCGTGGCGATCGCGTGATGATTTTAATTGACTCAATAGGTAATCTTGCTTCTAAGAAAGAAGTTGAAGATGCTATTGAACAAAAATCTGCCGCTGACATGACTCGTGCTAAGCAAATAAAATCCCTGTTCCGTATGGTGACACCTCACCTTACGCTGAAGGATATCCCGATGGTTGTGGTGAATCACACATATATGGAAATCGGTATGTTTCCAAAAGCCATCGTCGGCGGCGGAACAGGTTCCTATTACTCTGCTGACAATATCTATATTCTTGGTCGTCAGCAAGAAAAAGATGGTGCTGAGCTAGTTGGTTACAATTATATCATCAATGTGGAGAAATCTCGTTATGTCCGAGAGAAAGCAAAAATTCCAGTCACTGTGCGTTTTGATGGTGGTGTTAGCAGGTACAGTGGGCTCCTTGATATGGCTCTTGAATCAGGTCACGTGATCAAACCATCAAACGGTTGGTACTCTCGTGTAAATGCAGAAACAGGTGAAGTTGAAGCTAAGAAATGGCGTTTAGCTGACACGGACACTGATGAGTTTTGGAACACTATTCTTGAGCAACAATCCTTTAAAGATTGGGTGCGTGAGAATTATTCTTTTGGTGCTATTAGTGAATCAGTAGAGGAATCCGATGATTGATATTGAAAACCTCAAAGCCAAGTATGAATTCTGGCGTGCCAGTAAACTGCAGCTGGGGAAACATTTTGATTTTTTCTTTGATTTATCAAATCCCCAAGCAATTGCAGTCAAGATTCTCAAGAAGTATCCTGGAGTGATTGTTGAATATTCTGGAATACAGATGTCAACTGATAAGGATATGTCTTTTGATTTCAATGTGATCGCAAATCCAAATCTTTGTGATGTTGAATCTATTCGTTTCAAAAGGTATACTTCTGCGATCTTTCGTAATATAATTCTTAGATCAGTTGAACATGCGGTGAAGGAAGGCTATGAAAACGGAAACTCTAATTCTCTCAAATCTGATTCACAACGAAGCATTCATGAGGAAGACGTTGCCGTTTTTGAAGAGCGAGTACCTGACCGAAAGCCACGAAAGAAAGCTATTCGAGGAAATAAGAAGCTACATTCTCAAGTATAATAGCTCACCCTCCACAACAGCTCTTAAACTAGCTCTTAAAGAAAATACAAAATTAACTGAGGTTGAACTAAATAAGACACTGGAAGTTCTCCAGGAAATCTCCTCAGATAAAAATGATCAGAAACTTGAGTGGCTTCTGGACACAACTGAAAAGTTTTGTCAGGAGCGAGCTGTCTATAATGCTATCATGGACTCCATCCAGATCTTGGACGGAAAGGATACTGTACGTGGTAAAGGAAGCATTCCTGCTCTCCTTTCTGATGCTTTGGGGGTTAGTTTCGATCCTAATATTGGTCATGACTACATTGATAGTTACTCCGACCGTTATGATTTTTACCATCGTGTGGAAAAAAGGATTCCCTTCGACTTGGAATATTTCAACAAGATCACAAAGGGAGGTCTTCCGCAAAAAACACTTAACATCGCTTTGGCTGGCACTGGTGTTGGTAAGTCTCTTTTTATGTGCCATGTGGCTGCTTCTTGCCTGACACAAAACTATAATGTTCTCTATGTCACTCTTGAAATGAGTGAAGAAAAGATCGCTGAACGTATCGATGCGAATCTTCTCAACGTAACTCTTGACGACCTCATGAACATGCCAAAGGACATGTATGAGCGTCGAATGCAAAAGCTGCAGGAAAAGGTCAAGGGCAAGTTGATCATCAAGGAATATCCCACTGCATCAGCCAATCCTGCTCACTTCCGAGCATTGATTAACGATCTGGCTCTAAAGAAAAACTTCCGTCCAGATATAATCTTCATCGATTACCTAAATATCTGTGCGTCGGCAAGGATTAAAGCTGGCGCGAATGTAAACAGTTATACTTACATCAAAGCTATCGCAGAGGAGCTGCGTGGTCTTGCAGTAGAGAATAATGTACCGATCGTTTCAGCGACTCAAACGACTCGATCGGGCTTTAGCAACTCTGATCCTGGGCTCGAAGATACCTCCGAGAGTTTTGGTCTACCCGCCACTGCTGATTTCATGTTCGCTCTTGTTAGTAATGAAGAATTGCAGCAACTGAATCAAATGCTCGTGAAGCAGTTGAAGAATCGTTATAATGATCCCAATTTACATAAGAGATTTACGATTGGTGTTGATCGCGCAAAGATGAAACTTTATGATCTTGAGCAGAAAGCGCAAGATGCTGTAATGCAAGAATCTGAGCCAACAAAGCCAGTGTTCGATCGAGGGAAGTCTAAAGATAAGTTCAAGAATCTGAAGGTGTAAGATGCAACTACAGAAAATTGAGAAGAAGATCTACGCTCTCTCAGAAAGCTGGGTTGGAAAGAAACACGTGCCTTCTATGATTCGATCTTTGAACAAAGCGTTTCAGCGCAATATCGTTTGCTTCTCCTCTGAGCGATTTGAAGGTGAATACTTCGAAGATCACAATGTGATTGTCAATGCGCACTATTGCAATCGCATTTCAGACTTCATTCCAGAGCACATTTATATCGCGCTCCATGTTCCTGCTGGTGAAAAGAAGGTCAAGATCACAAAAGAAGGCGCAAAGAATCTTGCAGTGAGAATCATTCGCGCCATTCATCATGAGTATCGACACAAGCATCAGCAATCATTGCGTCCTCGTCTTTTACAAAAAGACTACAAGCCAAAACCAAAACAGAACAAGATGAAGGCTATGTATTATGGCAATCCAGATGAACTTGATGCTCATGCATACGAAACTCAAGCTGAGCATTTAGATATAAATAAACTTCGAAGGGCACATAAGATCAGCTGGAGAGATTCCGAAGCAATCTTCATGTATCGTCAAACTTTTCGCAAGCAAGATCCAAAGGTCTGGCAAAAATTTCTAAAGAAGGTTTATAAGAATGTCAGCTCAAAAAGGCTATCTGTACGAGGCTAATGCCTCTAAAGCAGGCAAACCGTTAGGATTAACTGACGGATCATATGATGGTTCTAAAAATCAAGGACCAGATGTAGTCCTGTACAAAAAAGTTGGTAAAAGAATGCTAAGTGCTGGTTGCGAATTAAAGATTATGCCAACCGCAGCAGGTAGTCTTGTTATGCAATATAAAAGTGGAAAATGGAATTACGGACCAACTGATGGTGATGAAGATAAAGAGTTTTTAAAAAAGCTGGGACAAAACAACGATGTTTTAGAAAGAATGAATAATGGCGAATGGAAAGGTGTTGTTCCAAATTTACAATATGACAAACAAGGTAATAAATTTTACGCTGGCAAACATACTCCTCTGAGCGCATATAAAGCTGATCAAAAATTATTTGGTAAAAGTTTCGGGGGAGTTGGAGACATTTATATTCCAATTGCCGCATCTCAAATAGCTAATTATTATATCACGAAAGGCGATTTTTACATGAGTGTTGGCACTCATGGTTTCTACATATTAAATGATATTTTTAATTTAAATAAAAATTTAACGACTAAAATACCAAATTTTGCTGATTCAGTTACAGCAAAAATTAGGATTCGCTACCAGGACAAAACTTCTAGCGAAAGCAAATTACGGGGGACAGCTAATTATCAATTTGCTCTTACTATGCAATTTAGTGCTGTAGGTGAGTCGCCCTATCATTTATTTCCAATTATGTCTAAAGACAATGTTTCCATAAATTCTAGGAAAATAAGTAAAGATTTAATAAACGCATTTAAAAAATAATGAGGCTTTATGATAACTTTTGTGACTGGTGGTTTGGGATTTATTGGTTCTAACTTTGTAATCTCGCATCTAAAAAAATATCCATCTCAAGAAATTTTCATTCTTGACAATCATTCATATTCTGCCAATAAATCTAATTTGAATGGATACTGGGATGATTGGCGAGTAAATTCTAAGAACATCGACATTCGCGATCTAGAAGCACTGGAGGCAATGTATGCGACTTTCACCCCAGACATTACTTTTCATTTTGCTGCTGAATCTCATGTGGATAATTCCATCACTGGCGATGATGTATTTGTGGCTACAAACATTCTTGGAACTCATAACATTCTCAAGTGTGTACGAAAGTACGGCGGGAGATTGATTCATATTTCCACTGATGAAGTTTATGGTAGTTTGTCATTAGAAGGGAATGATAAATTTTCAGAAGAAACGCCATACAATCCTCGCAATCCATACTCAGCAACCAAAGCAGCCAGCGATCATCTTGTTCGTGCCTATGTAAACACGCATGGTCTAGATGCAA